GCAAAAGGGGCCCGCCGGAGACGCAAAAGGGCCGCACCCGGAAAGCCGGAAGGGCCGGATGGAAAACCCGCAAGGGCACTCCCGAACCGCCGGGAAGCCCCGACGGGCGAGGAAAGGGAAGGAAAAGGAAAAGGGGAAGGCGCACGCGCGCCTCCCCCCCGCACTGCAAAGGTAAGGGGGAAAAAAGGCGGAATGCAAACGGGGAAAGAAAAAACAGGACAAAGAAAACGGAAGGGAAAGACAGGCGGGGGAAGAGACCGGAAGAAAGAAAAGAAAAAGACATGCCGAGTGACCAAGAAGGATGTTCGACAACTGAGGGCAGGAAAAGGAGGAATTTTGCAATGCCATATTTCCACAGATGCAAAAGCAAGGAGAACATGTTACTACCCTCCTGCTTATGGCTGATGTACATTTATCGTCTCCCTATATGGGCTATCTCAAGATACAATCAGGCAGATAATGACACCGAGGCGATCTGTTTTCAAGTATTTTTCTTACTTTTGCAACATCAACAACAAATCAAAAAGGAACTGCCAAATGAAAAAGACAATCCACCTGCTGCTGTGCCTGCTTCTGGCCACGCCTGTAGCTGCACAACGAATGCAAAACACAAAAAGCGCACAGACAACATTCCTGCACCCATGGGCAGGCAAACGAGTGGCCTATTTCGGAGATTCCATCACCGATCCTCAAAACAGAGGATCAAAAAAGAAGTATTGGAATTTCTTGCAAGAACTGCTAAACATCACACCATACGTATATGGAAAAAGTGGCCGACAGTGGAACGACATTCCCCGACAGGCCGAGCAACTGAAACAAGAGCACGGCACTGACTTTGATGCCATTGTCATTTTTATGGGCACCAATGACTACAACAATGCCGTGCCCATAGGAGAATGGTTTGAAGAGACGGAAGACTCTGTCGTAGCCGCACGCGACACCCGATGGGCCAAACGGAAATACTTGCGAAAGAAGCGAACGCCCGCGATGGATGCTGACACCTACCGGGGGCGCATCAACATTGCACTAAGTCGCCTGAAGACAATGTATCCCACCAAACAAATAGTACTGCTCACGCCGATACACCGCGCCCTCTTCTACGGCAACGAGCACAACATACAGCCGTCGGAGGAATATCAGAATGCCGTCGGAATCTACTTTGACCGGTATGTGGAAAGCGTAAAAGAGGCAGGAAACATCTGGGCCGTTCCCGTGATAGACCTCCATGCCGACTCGGGGCTCTATCCGCTCAGCGATGAAGGGGCAACCTTATTCCACGACTCTGCAAAAGACCGTCTTCACCCCAATGATGCCGGTCACAGCAGAATGGCACAGACACTCTACTATCGGTTGGCCGCCCTGCCGTGTAGTTTTTAGCCTCGGTGGTCAGCGCACCACAGTGGCCTTGACAATGCGGATATCCTCACGCGGGCGGTCATGCTCGTCGGTATCAGCCCACTGTATCTGTTTGACCACTTCCAATCCCTCCGTCACCTCACCAAACACAGTATATTGTCCATCAAGATGAGGCGTGCCACCTATTTTATTATAAGCTTCTCGCAAGGCCGACGACATTTTCACCGTTTCACTGGTGGCCTTATCAAGCCGTCGCTGCTGCGTGTCGAGTTCCAAATCGGTGAAACGCTTGCCATAGACAATATAGAACTGCGACCCCGACGACTTGCGTTCAGGATTGGTATCATCGCCTTCTCTGGCAGCCGCCAATGCACCACGCTTATGCCAATGCTCCGGCCAACGAATCTCAGCCGGAATCTTTTCGACCTCCGAGTGGTTGCCCAACACTTCACCGGTATGGGCTTCACGGCTCTTGGGATCGCCGGTCTGAATCATGAAATTAGCTATGACGCGATGAAACAACATCCCGTCATAAAATCCGGCACGCACAAGTTTCAGAAAATTGTCACGGTGCAACGGGGTGTCATTATAAAGTTTCACCCGGATATTGCCCATCGTCGTGGCCAGCAACACTTCATGGCAAACTGTGTCGGCTGCCGATTGGGCACCAGCCGATGACAGCAGACTCATCAAAAAAATGGTCAAAAAGAGTTTCTTAAATAGCATCGTTTTTTCCTTTTAAAACCTAAATCAGCCCTTAATATTGTTCTATTTTTCCCTAATATTAGCCAGTACCCTTTATTTACTGGGGTTGTGAGATTTCTGCCTTTACGTTTGGTCATTATTGCAGTGCAAAAATACAAAATATTTTAGCACAAACCAAAATTTTTCAAAACAATTATTTTCTCCGGCAGTAATGTGTAGAATATTGGACAAATATGCTATACAATAGAGTGTTGGATAAATATGCAACTTTGACAATAAAGCAATTATTCCCCCAATGGAAATAATCAACTATAAAAACAAAACCTCCGGAGCATCAACTCCAGAGGGTTTTCAAGTTTATAAAAAATACCTTCCGTGGAAAAGTCGGGGGCGTGGGGTTTCAGCGCATCATCCATTAAAATTTTACCCCATACCCCTATTTTGCTCTTATTTCTAATATTCCAATTATAGATAAGTCTTTACACTCTCCTATAAAAGATTCATCTTCTATAGATATATGCTTTGGCTTTCCCTTTAAGTTATTGTTATTAATATATCTCTTTATCTCTTCGGATAAAATGGTTTCTACTCTTAAATTATTTGGTTTATCTTCTCCATCTAACTTTATTTCAATAGTAGCATTAAAAGTATAACTTTCCTCGCCAATATAAAATGTTATTTTACTCATAACTTTCTTAATATATAATTCTTAGATAAATATTACTATCTCTCCTAATGGTTACATTGAAGCTAGAATCTCTAACTCATCTAAAGACAAGTTTCTTAACTTATCTATTACAACCTCCTTACGTTTCTGCTCTGCTAGCTCTTTATCTACTAAGACTTTAATCTGTTGTAGTAAGCTTAATTCGCTAGAGTGCTGTTCAATTAACTTATCTATCTTTTCAAATATACCATTAATATCCCAACCCTCTTTGTAAGTAAGTGAGCTACCTATCAGTGCATTACGCTCTTTACGAGTAGTAGATGCAATAAACTCATTAAAACTCTGAAAGCTCTTAGCTTCACCATTAATTGTTACATTCATATTTTTCACTGTTTAAATTCACCCAATATCGGGTAGCTATAGAGGTGTATGAAGTAACTTTGCAAAGGTAATAAAAAAAGGCTGATACGCAAAGTATCAGCCTAATTTTTATTCTATAGTAATAGTGATATTTTTCTATCCTTCTAGTTTCTTTAATAATCTTTCTAATGTTTCCTTACTTTCAAATACCCCACCTTTAAATGTGTTCTTGCCCACCAAGATACACCCTTCAGTGTCCTTGGGGAAGTTGCCCTAGTGGATTCTTATGCCCTCAAATCCCTTAACCCCTATAAGTAAAGGCAGCACTCTTTTAAATCTGGGGCTGTAAGTTAGCTGCACCTTATAAGTGCCGGTAGGTATGGCTGTCTTGCCGAATATCTTTCTTGCCTTTATATAAAGCACATTCTGGCTGTCTTTCAATCCTCTGTCCACATCTTCCAAGGTGTTGCAGAAAAACTATCCATCCACATAAAGGCAGCCTATGGTGTAGTCAGCACATTTAAATATCCTCTTTAGCCTTAAATCCATCCTATATAGCGTCAGTCACCGCATCCACAATCTTGCTGCTTGCCTTGCTCTCAAATTCCCCTATCTTGCTCTTAAAGTATATGCTAACTCCAAATATCCCTCCAGCTGTTATAAAGGCCTAAGCTATATAGATTAGCACACCAGTGGCTATATCAAAGGCATTAAGGAAAAACGACAAGAATGCTATGGCAATGCCACTGGCTACCAATGTTATTGCCACCACATACTGTAATCTGTCCTTAATGCCCAAACTCTACCAGTTATCCATCAATATTTATATAAATTCCAAAAATATCCGTCAAATAAAATCTTTACGATGCCACACCAGTCAGACGGTATGGTAATCTGCTCCTTATCGTTAATCTGCATTGCATTGTTGCCCCTCACATACTCTGCTATGCTGTAATAGGACTGTGTATCTGTATCGGCCTTGATAACCAGCTCACCCTTGCTCCTTTTAAATACAGTATATTCCTAGCCGACTTGCAAGGTCTCCGGATAATGCCCAAACTTCTTATAATAGGCCAGTCTGTTGGCCACATTGTTCTGCCCCAACTGTATAAGCCCGTTGGTCAGATTGTCCATATCTGGCAACACCAAAGTTGTCTGCCCTACACCCAGCAAAGTGTTGGGTCTGTCACCAGCCACTATTATATTGCTTGCATAGGTATGCAGCTTGGTAACTCCAACATTAACTATCTGTATGTCCTTTCTCAATCCGGAAACAGTACCGTCTGTGATTGTCATCGCACTTTTAATGTCTGGCAATACAGATTCTATATTTACAGCCCCTTCAGAGCCGGAAACAATGGATAGGTTATACTCCTTGCTGTAAGGGCTGATTGTCACCTTCTGATATGCACCGCTCTTGTTAATGGTCTCGTCAACTCTGGTGCTGAAGCCGTTATTGTATATCTTGGTTTCTATCGGCTTATTCTCCTCCGTCTTTCCTTCATAATAGAAACCATCCTAGTTAATCTTAAACACTCCGGTATTGGCTTCCAAGTAGTCCGCCTTAATCTTGCCATCCTAAAACAGAGCTGCCAGTTTGCCCTTGTTCACTATCTTTACCTTGTCTGCATCCAATACAATATCATCCACTGTCTGTCTTATCACCGATTCCGATTCTGTAATCTTCAGCAGCCTTACACCCTTCATCTTGATAATCCAAGGCAGTGTCTTTTTCGGTGCATCACTTTCCAAGTACAGCCACAAATAAGGCTTGTCTTTCGTCACCGTAAACTCATAGGTGTACAGTCTGTGTTGCGGCAAATCAGTCTTTCTAATCACATCATACTGCACACTGGCACTCTGCCAATCCTAACTGGCATACATTCTGACCATTAAGGCCAGTCTGACATCATCACCGTTTACGGACAGTTTAAAGGACAGCATATATTTACCAGCATCCAGTTTCTTGAAGACAGAGTTGCCGTAGTCTATATCGTCTGAATCATCACTGCACATAAAGGTATATATGTCCGTAGCCTTGTCATACTCCCTAGACTGATAGCCCTAATCGTCACCATCTATAAAGAACTCCTTGTCATTGATGATGTTGTCCCCAAAAGTCTCTATCTTGCCCACTCTGCTCTCTATACCGTTTGCCTTCTAAGTAAGGGTGGATATACTGTTGGTGTTTGCATTTACCTTGCCATTGGTTTCATTTATGGCCACTTTGTTGGAAACTGCCTAACTCTATATACCATCTGCCCTTTGGGTCAAGGTGGTGTAGTTATTGGTTATCTGCTTAGTATTATTGGCTATCTTAGATTCATTGGATGTTACCCTAGCCTTAATGCTGGCCATTTCCGTATCTGTAGCCTATTTAATGTCAAAGGTGGCTGCTGGCAATAAGATAACCGTCACTACTCTGGTGTCCAGAATCTGATTGCCCTTAACCAGCTCTACGGTAAAGTAGGTTATCTTGTCGGACTGCTTGTAATAGTTGGTCTGATAATTAGCATTGTCATATAAAGGAGTTGCCGTATTGGTAGACAGATTTGTATTAGTGTTGGATGTATTAGGTCTGAATCTGACATAATATCCGGCTGTAGTGGCATTGATATTGTTGCCATTAGCCCCTTGGATGTACCGTACATTGTATTTAAGGGATACACCCAGCTTACCGTCCTTATCAACGGCTGCCACTTCTGTAAGTGGGTTCAACTTATAAAACTCGGCATCCGCTCCTTTTGTCTTACTCCATATATAATCATTTACATTATCAGACGGGTAAGGCTTATCCCATATAAGAGTACCAATATAAGCACCCTATGTCAGTCCAAACAACTGCTCCTCTGGAGCTGGGACATACTCCAATTCTTTATCACCTTTAACCACCATAAAGTTACAAAACTTTACAAAACTATTATTGTCCTTAAAATGATAGGCTTCACTGTGGATATATACATCAGCGATTAAATCTTCCGTTATCGGAGTATTTGTGCCAAAAATGTTATATGCCATCTTATATGTACTAGAAAAATGCCCAGAATCAGACGTTTTGTCTGTTAACTTTATCATAGGCTGATACCCATAAAATTTATTAAACTGTATGGCGACCTAAAAATCTTTTGGATTTTTACTACCATTTATCCCAGTACTGTTATATACAATATCTTTAACTTCCCAATCAAAAGATACAGTAATAACATCATTCTTGTTAACGCCTTTTACTTTTAAGTTATATATAGGATGCTTGGGCTGCATCAACCAATTCTTAGAGCTGTAAAAGCAAAGATTCCTACCATTGCCATAATCTTTATTTTCCACATAAGGCTTAGCAGCGGTAAATGTTTTTCCGTCATCGGAATATCTTATAAAAGTGTATTGCTAATCTAAAGAATTAACTGTTATTTGTCCCCTTGCTATATTAACCATATTGATTGTAAGATTCTAGGAGTAGAATAAATCTACCCCTAGTTATTATTTACTTAAAGTCACTATAAATGTAGCCTTTACCTACACTTCTGCCTTGGTTACTGTAAGTGTGCGGCCAGTCTTACTGCCACCCGTTCCCCAAGCCGTATCTAATGCACCGCCCTTGTTGTACTTCTGCCAAGTGCAAGTAAGGCCAGTGAAAAAGCTGTCTGGCAGCAAAGTCCCATTCTGCCATACATTAACCTTTAATGTGGTGGATGTATTGCCGCTGGTAAGAGTTGTGCCGGCCAAGGCTTCTATGTCTACAGAATAGGGGTCGCTCATATCGGCAAATGATATAATGTCAGCCACAGAAGTGCCTTTAGTGCCACTTGAGTTGTCTGTATCGGTAATGATACATTTATAGCTGGCAAAATTCAAGACTGCATCGGCCGGAATTGTAATCTCATTAGTGGTAAAGTTGGTAATACCCTTTGCATTGGCATTGGTAATGTCCTTCCAAGTGCCGTCCAAGACCTACCATTTATAGGACACATTGGTGTTGTCAATAGCAGAACCTCTCCACAAGTCACAATGTGCCTTCAAGGATGCCACATTGCCATTCTTAAATACAGTACCATTAGGGGCATAGGCAATGGCTCTAATCTGCTGTCCAGTGTTTATAACCTTAGTAACCGTATATACAGCCTTGGCAGTGGTTTCTGCACCAGTATCTGGGTCTACATATATAACAGTACACTCTATGGTAAGGGTAGTGGCACTGCTAAGGTTATTCTTAACGGTGAGTGCATAAGGTGAACTGGTGGCTGCTGTAGCACCAAAGTTATTGATGGCTGTGGAGCCGTTTATCTTCCATTCCGGAGTGCCCTTCAACTTGGACACCTAGTTAGTAGATGTGCCGGAGACATAGACCTCCGGAGTGATTACTAGGTTCTTAGCCCCATAGTTGGGTACATAGGAATTGTTCTCCTAGTTAAAAATCTGTGTTGCTGGTTGGTTGGATGATAGGAAAAGGTTTATAGACTTGCCATCATTCAAATCAACTATCGTTATTTGTCCTCTTGCTATATTAGCCATAATTATAAATAAGTTTTAATGTTGTCAATATCAATTATACAATCAAAAGTGCATCTTCTAATTACATCTTCATCTTTTAAATGGATAGTGTTGCCCACACCTTCCTTTGTCTTGTTCCAAGCCTTGTCAGCATCCTTATTGGAGCTTACCCTAACCCAGCTGAATAAAGACGGTGGTATCTTGTCGGTTATGTTTATCATTCCGTGCCACACTTCAGCATACAAATCCACCTCTCTGTCATTTATAAGTGTCAAATTGCCATCTGCTGAATATACCCTTACATCTATATTGTTTTCTCCCTAATAGGCATTGTCCTTTATATAGTCCTCGACACTCTGGCCAGTGGACACTTTGAAGTTGCCAGTAAACTCATTAAGTCCGGCACTGATTACATTCCCCCTATGTGTCTCCAAATGATAATCATTGATGCCTTTATACTGCACTATGGAAGGGGCTTGTAAAGCGGCATCCAAGAACTTACTGTTATAAGCAGACAAAATTATGGCATTCTGTCTGGAAGTGTCAATTCTATTGCCCAGCTAAACTATCTTGTCCCCTACAGCCGGATTGGTGGTGGATGCTGCATCCTTGTCGGTATCTGACAGTATAACATAGTTATATAAAACACCCTCTATTGTTTCAGTGCCTACTTCCGTACACAACCGCCAGTAGAAAGTATTGGAGACATTTGTAGATGCTCCCACACCGGCATTAAATGTCTGGCACACAACCTAATCATCCTTAGCAAACTGGTTGTATATCTTCTTGTCCCCATCTGTTGCCCTCCAATAGCATTTAAAGCCACCGTCCATTGCTGTCACTCTATCCACAGTAGCATTGGCCGGAGTGAGTATTATCTGGCCTCCTACTGACTTTATTTCATCTATTACAAGACTGAAAAAATGAGCAGCCTTGGTAACTGTAAGCGTTTCAACAGATATGTTACCAGCCAGCAAATCACTTATAGTTGCATTGGTATAGCTTAACTTGCTGCCAGATAGTGCCTTTATAATGCCTTGCAGATAATTTAACTGCTCACCAGACAAATCTTTGATGCCAGCTTCCGTCATTTCTGCCTTCTTTATAAAGGCATTGTCTGATTCTAAGTCTCCAACTAATTTTGCACCTTTGATAATACCGTCCGCATTTATATTGCCACCCACTTTATCTTGTTCATCAGTGGTGGCCTTTACTGTTATATCTCCACCAATGGCAGTAATGTTTGTGACATCAGTCAAATCACCCCCCACATCCTATGTGCCGTTAAACGGCTGACCGAAAATAGTGTGTGTTTCCAGACTGCCAGTTGCCTATTTGGCATTAGTGCCGGAGCTGCTGTTAGATATGGCCCGTTTGTCGTCAGCTTCTTTCGGCTTGTTGTATTTCGCTATATCTATCATTTCTTCTCTATCAGTTTAATGTTCACCGAATTATATCTATAATCTCTATTTATACTGTCTACAATGAAAAGTCTGTCATTTATGGCAGTATCTCTATATAGTCCATATATATAGTTATCATTCCTAAGTGGAAGCTATAATATTATAGACGCTGTATTATACTGGTTATAAATACGGTTTATTAAATGCTCTTCCTATCTGGCCGTATCTCCAGTAGCCCTATTGTATGTCTTATCCAGATACTGCATCTGTCCATCAGTCTTTTTAAAGGCCACAGAACTGTAATTTGGCTTCTTGTTGTCCCAAGTACAAACCTTAAATTTAATATCACCAAGTTCTTTTATATAAGAGTTATTTATAATGTTGGTATAAACAGTATCACTATCGTTTACCTTACTGAATGTAGGGTCTCCGATAATAGCCTTAAACTTAAAATCCTTTAGAAACACACAACAATGCTTGTAATGCTATCCTTTATTCTTTCCAGATTTAGCACTATGATAATTAGGGTCATAAGGCTTGTAAACAGTAAGGGTGGGCAGTCCACTTATTACTCCATTCTTAGGCAGTGTAATCAAATATCCTTGCTCATTAGTGCCAATACGCCAATTAACCGTATTTACAAACTTCAAGTCCTTAAACATAGTGGCATCCGCCCTACGCTCACCGTTATCTGCATCATCCTTTATATACGGTATCTTGAAGGTTGTTTCGGATGCCGACCAGCCACTGCCATTCCAATAAAGACTGCCCCACTGTAATTTGGCCAGCAGATAGGTCTGTCCGGCATCCATAGAGTATCTGCCTTCCGATATGTCGGATTCATTGTCCGGTATTGGGTAAGGGTCATCATAGTAGTAGTGGTATCTGTAATTGCCGCTGATAATCAGATAGGCATTCTCACCGCCAAACAAAGCAGTGCCGTCTGATGCCACAGTTTGAAAGTAAGGGTACTTAGTTATGTTGTCGTTACTTATATGACTATCATTCGGATTCAGCAACACTATATAGTCTGAAAAGTCCACCTTACTGAACTCATTCATAGCCAACCACCTATCCAGAGTAATCTGCTTGTCAAGCATTTTAAGAACCAACTGCTAAAAGTAATCCGGAGCATTGTCCAGCTTCTTAACACAAAACTTGGCAATGGTAGCACCGTGCATTGATTTGGTGTCGGTGTAGTTCAATGATGTAACGGTGTCTGTTATGTCCCTACCGTCTGCATCATACTTATAGAACTTGTAATAAGGATTGTTGAAGTATTTGGCAAACACCACATTGTAGTCACTGTAGCCGCCCTTCTAAGGGTTTCTTACCCTATCAATCATCACTATCATATTGTTGTTTTTACTATCTGCACTGTTTCCCACCTTATTGGCCACCACTTCACCGTACATACCATTGTTGATGTTGTCAGAGCTTTGTAAAGTGGCATCACTGTCAGCTGTAATGTTAACGGCAGTATCAAACATATCTGGCAATATATCATCAAATGTATATAAATCATCAGTCACTTTCACCTTATTATATACATTATCTATAGACAAGGAAGCACCGCTGTCTATATAGTCACTGGCCGTTATGGTCTTGTTAAATGATAGGGTCACTTTACTTGGTGTCGGGTTGCCTATGGTGTATTTATAATAGTCATTGATGCCGTTTTTAATTGCATCATAATCTAGAAAGTAAACCAAATCCCTATCTGCAACTGCCGTTACTCCCAAAAACCTACAAATCTCTTCCAAGACATCCTAACAAGTCCAAGCCACATCCGAATCTGTCTCATCTTCTTTTTTATCGTCATAGAAGTTCTATTCTGATATATACAGTTTGTCTAATAAGGTGTCTACGGTATCCTTATTAAGTTGAGTGTTGGCACTAATGACAAATCCAGTATAGGCATTGCAGCTTTTAACCAGTTTGTTGATTATGTCCAATAGCGTTACCACTCTCTTTTTATCTGTCGTGTACTTTATATATTGTAGGGTGGATAGGGCATCTATGCAAGACAGCTCTATTTCCTCCCTATACTCCTCAAATCCCATATTGTACAGATTTGGTTCTATATAGCCAGTCCAAGCTATGCCCTTGCTGTCTGACAGCTCTATCTTAGTCCCCTATGCCTTGCCACTGTAAATGTCAAAGTTGTAATCCGGTGTAATGATATTGCAGCTGGCAGACTGGTATTTGGCTGGCTTGTATAAAGTATCGTCTGAATTGTCCATCTCTGTAGTAAAGGGAATGCCACCCAAAGTCAGTGTCTTTTGAGTAGCACCGCCTTTTTCCGTCGTTATTCTGATTGTATAGAGATTATTATTAACATCTCTGAATCCAGCATTATAAATCATCGTACTTTCCCCATTTTAGAACTGTAATTGGATAAAGCCACATACAAATCAGAGCCTTTAATCTTTACTACCGAAGTAGTGTTGGTGGAAGCAACGTTACCACTATCCAGCAGTCTAAATAGATTTCCTTGCTGCTTGCCATTCAATATCATTTCCCCAGCATTAACCTTGGCAAACATCTTGTCTCCGTGAAATGAATTGCCGCCAATAACACCCCCATCAGCAAAGCTGCCAATCATAGCAATACCAGCAATGACTGCGGCTATACCAGCAGCTATAGCAACTATATTTAATGGGAAAGGCATAGCTGCTCCAGACTTTGTAGCACCACTGATGGCTTCAGCACTGTTGGCAGCTATCTTTGCTTGTGAGTTGGCCACTTCCTAAGTGGTGGCAGCTGTGTCTATTGCAGCAGTAGCGGCAGTAGTAGTACCTAACAGCTCCGTAACGGTATTAACTGCTGTCATTACATCTGAAACGGTCTGTAATACAGTGCCCACCGTCTCAACCACTCCTATAAACACCTACCAAGCATCTGCACCGTCAGCCAGTGAGTTTGACAGAGATTCAACACTATTAACTACATTGTCCAAGCCCTCAAAGCCACCTAATATATCATCGGCATTGTTTCTAAGCTGGGCAAATCCTTTGTCAAAGTCGGATTCTATATGCACCTTTATAGGCTTCAATCCCAAGTCCTACAGTTGCTTGTTAATGTCTGCTATCTGACTGTCAGCAGTCTTCTTGTCTATAATGCCCAAATCCCTCTGGTTGGATATGGCATCTATATTGGATTGTGCATTCTCATAAGAACTGACCTTATCCTATGTCCCATAATCCAGTTTCCTTATCTTGATGGTAGTAGTGTCACTAATGGCATCTACTGCATCCTAAAGTTCTTTCTTTGTCGTTTCCAGCTATATCCTAACATCCGCTGTCAGATTCTCATTGCTCAATCTGTCCTATATTTCCTCTATCTGACTGTTTAAATCAGCAACAGAACCGTTGGCAAATGTTTCCAGCAATCTCTTCTACTCCTTAATCTGCTTGGTAATCATAAACCATTCAGCTGTCTTGGGCGTGGTCTTATTCAGTCTGTAGTTGAGTATCTGAAGATTGCCGTTAATGTCCCTAATGGATGTTGCACCCTCTTTAAAGCCGTTATTGTTAATGTCATCCAGTCTATTTTGCCAACTGTCTATAAGCCTTGTGGTTTCTCTAAAGGCATCAGTATTGGGGTTTAGGTTCTCCAATCTGTCACCAAGGATATTGACATTGTCCTTGATGCCCTTGATGGTCTATGCTTGTGTGTCAAACCCAACCATAGACAGCTTATCCTTCCATTTGGACAAGGATGCTTCCACTTCTTTATAGGGGGCTGTATTAGGCACGCATTTCTTCAGTTTCTCTGTCAGCACATCCACATTATCCTACATACTTTCTATAGTGGCTGCATTCTCATTGTAGACTTGCTGATGCTTTTCCACCTTGCCGATTTTCTTGCCGCTGTACCTTTCAGCCATAGCTTCCTTTTTGGCGGTGTTGCCCTAAATCTGACTGACCATAGCTTGCTGGTTATAATACTCCTTAATGCGGTTTCTGGCCTATGTCATAGGTGAATCCTCCGCATTGTCCTACAGTTCGTTTATCCTAGAATAGGCATAGCCTATGGTTTGCTTTATAGACTTCTCCTTTGCTGACAGCTGTGCCAGTCTCTTCCTATCAGCATCTGATAGGAGATATTTTTCATCCACCCTATTGGAATAGGCACTCATATAGGCTGCATTCTTCTGCTTATTTAAAATCTTTTCACGCTCTGCCTATATCTTTTTAAGTTTCTCGTTTGTCCTTTTACCCTATTCGGCTGCTTTTTCCTCATTTAGGAAATAATAGTCTATCTGATTGTCCGTAAGGTGCTTGCCATTAAGCTGTGGGTTAATCCTAGATTTTATCTGCTGTCTGCCAGCATCCAAATTCTGCTTGCCGAACTTCTAATGGGCATCTTTATATTCATTATCTGCTTCCTACATCTTTTTTACAGCAGCCATCTTTTCCTCCTTGATTCTGGCCTTGTAGTAATCCCTCTATGCTGCCGCCCTTTTGGCGTTGATTCTGGCATCTGTCACCCCTAACTGCTATGCTGCCGTTGCCAGTTCATCCAGCATATCAGCCAATTTGCCGGATTCCTATATAGTCTGTTGAAGTCCGTTTATGAAGTTGCTGAAATCTGTATTTGCCAAGCAAGTGGCAAAGTAATCTACTGCACTTCCGGCCTAGGTCTGCACTCTCTCCACTGCATCACCCAATGTCTGGCTGTTGGCCATCATCTTGTTAAACAAGGCTCCGGCACTCATAGCCACACCAAAGAATCCACCTAATTTACCAAGTGTACCACCTAGAGTATTTAGTAAATTTCCAGAGCCATTGGCACTGATGCCGACCTTGCCAAGCAGTTTATCCAGACTGTCTAAAGAGCCGCCAGTCTGTTGGCTTGCACCCTTTAAACTTGCTATCTCTTTTTTACAGTCCTACAGCTAGCTTTTAAACTGCTGATTCTAAAGTATAATTCTAGTTACAAAATCAGCCATATATTATTTGTTTTTACGTGAATATTCTTTTGCTTTCTGTCTAAGTCTTTCTATATCTTCATTACTGATACCAGTTTCCTTATTGTCATCCCAGACAAATCTAACAATGTCAGTCGGGCTTAATTTCTTTCGGCTGTTCACCTATGCAATGATATAAGCTATCATCCTACTTTGCTCCCAGCTGTCCCTATGCTTTAGGTGCATTGCCTATATAAGCGGCTGTACTTCATACATCTGCATTGCATCCAACACATAGTCCGGAGATATGCCACACTGTATTACTAAAGTCTGGTATATTTCAGTAACGGTCAGAGACTTTTTTTTTCGTTGTCCTCCACTTTGCCATACACATTCCTCTTGGATGCTTCATCTGCCAGAAACTGTTGGAATTGCACCAGTAAAGTGGGGTTATCATCTACAGAATCCATAAACTCGTCAAATGTCATAGTATCATCCGGATTGCTTGCCAATAGGATGCAATAGAAAAACACCAGTTCATCCGATAGGGATTCTATGTTAAACATCTTGTTGGTTATCTGCTCAAAGAGCATCAAGGCCCTAAAAGTGTATTTAAGTCTGTACTCCTTATTATTTATAGTCATAGTCAGTTTAAAAATTAGGCCTACCCCTTACCTATATAAAGGGTCAGAGTAGGCCAAGTAAACATCAATTATTGGGTCACTTTAGTTAGTGCGCCCACTCCGGTAAACTGTACCGTAAACGTTGCATTTTCTCCATTAGGGGCATTCTTCTCCAAGGATGTAATAAGCATCTGGCCAGTATAGCCATCCTTGGCTTTCGGTGTCCAGCCGCCAGTTTTAACAGCATCTAATTTGTTTTCCGCCAAATCTGTAGAGTTGCCTTCTAATGCAAACACGCCAGTAACGGGCTTTCTAGCTATCATCATTGCAAAAAGCTCGTCATAGCCAACCCCTTCGGCTTTGTCTGCACAGAGGTTCTCACTTGAAGCAGTCCAGCTAAGCACACCCACTTCACTGGTCTGCCACTTGCCACCACTATCTTTAGAACTGGTTTCCTTTGTATCTGCACTGATAGACAAAGTGTGTGAAGTGGCAAAACCTATTGATTTGCCGCCAACAAAAAGCATCAAATCACTACCTTTAATTACACTCATTTTATTTCAATTTTAAATGTTAGTTTCTGTATAAATGTATCTTCCAAATAATCCTCATCTGCATCATCTAAAGTTATCCCCCCTATATTGATACCATTGTAAGCACCTCTGCTGTGCTCCAGTATATCCTTTATCCTTTCTGCCAATGATATACTTTCCTCATAAGTGTTGGCTGCTACAATAATATCCAAGGTTACCAACTCTGAAAAGTTGTACCTATCCTTTGTATCGGATGGTTCTAATCCACTCCGTTTATAGACAACAAATGGAAACGTGGTGCCCTCATCGGCCACCAAAGGAAAAACTTTATTTATATTGTTCCTAGCCAATATGGCATATATAGCTTTACCAATTTGTAAACTGCTCATTTCTTGGATGCAATTTTCTAGATTGATTCTGACAATAGGCTGTCAATGCTGCTGAACACCTAATGCTCCGATTCCCTCTGGGCATCCTTAAAGAAGTGTCTGGCCGTAATGGCACCTCTATAGCCGCCTTTGCCAGTTCTCTTTAAAGACTTGCCATCATATCCGGTAATCTTGTGACCTCTGGTATATCTGTCCTTAGTACCAGTCTCAAAAAACTTCAGTCTGAAGTCTCCCATAATATGTACCTTGGCTTCCGTCCCATCCTTATTGATTTTGGACTTGATGCCGCTCTGTAAAGACTTGCCATATTTGGCAGATTTCCTTGTAGGGTTCTTCACTGTCTGCTTTAACTTTGCTCTGGCCTTTTTAATAAGTATCTAAGCTGATTTCTTTAGTGCCGTTTTCATTGCCTTGGTCTAATCTTTGCCAGACAAGGATGCAAACAGATTCACTACCTAACTGTCATCAATTTCAATCATTTATTAACTCCGTATTTATTGCCTTAAACTGCCTATGCTTGTCTGACTGTATGGATAGTATTCTATATTTCTATCCATTCCAGACAATGCACATAAGCTCCGTTACCTTATGATAATATCTAATCTTAAAGATTACATTACAAGTAAACACAATCTCATTGTTTTCATTAGCCCTATTACCATTAGTGTAGGTTACGTTAGCCCTAGTGGTTACAAATTCAGTCCACTTAATAGCATTAGCTCCAAAGCCATTTTGCTAAACTGTCGGCTGTTCTATAACAATCCTCTCATTTAATATTCCAGCTTGCATATTAGGGTATATTATAATGTTTGTAAAGTCCTAACAGATACTCCATAGTATAGGGCACTTTCATAACAGTGCTATAACTTACTGGCTCTCTGTTGGCATACAGATTGCCAACCATCAGCAAAATGGAATGTTTAACAGCGGATGGCAATTTGCCACCCACCATCAAATCATCCAAAGCTATGTCCAAATGCTAAGATACTGAATCCTCCGCAACCTAAATCAATGTGGTTATGTAGGCATCATCATCAGTAAAGCTGACATCTATATTTAGATGCTTTTTTGCTTCTTCCAATTTAACAAACATAGCTTTCACTTATTGCAATCACTTAATCACCTTCTTGGCAAATGCTTCGGCTCTGCGTGGCTTGGCATCAAAGAAAGCATTGATAACCAAGCGTACTTTACCGCTGGCAGCTTGCGTATAAGGGTCGACAGTGAGGTCGATACCACCCCATTGTCCAATTACATAGTCGGCAAAGTTGCCAAGCACCATACCTTTAGATGTGCAAGCAGAAGTGGAATAAACGGGGATTCCATCAACCTCTCCACCTTCCATTAAATAGCCAGACACACCATTGGATTTTAAAGTGGTCTTTAAGGTTGCCTTCACATTGGGAGCAACTATAAATGAAAGGTTGCCAGTCACATTCTTGTCCTCCAGTGCTTGCTCCATAGCTACAATGCCCTTAAAGTCAAGGGCTGCACTGTCAGCTGCCACACCATTAAACACACCAGCTGGCTTCTTGCTGTCACCAGCAGCATTGCCTAAAATGGTCTCCTCCAATTTGTTGGAGATGGCTCTGACAATGTCACTTTTAAGCATTTCCTCTGCACTTACCGAATCTTGGATAAGGAATTGCTTGGATATGTCGATATAGGCAGTCAGACGCTTGGGTTCTAAATTAACCTCACTAAACTTGCCAGCACCGTCAGCAGCGGCATCCACTTCACCAGCCCAGCCCACATTGGAGCCGCTGTAAACCGGAATAGACACATTGCCCACCAATCCGCTCATATAAGTTGCACCAGCCTTGGTCATCACTAAATTTGCCCTAAGAGGTTCTAAAATATTAAATTTGTCTTCTGCCACAACCTCTTGGCCATTGGCCGTTACGGTTGCTTGAATGTCTCCTCTTTCCTCGATAGGCAATACAATCTGTCCACTAAAGGATTGCCCGGCTTTACGCATTTCTGCAATACCAGCGTTTACCACTTCCTAGCTTCTTTCGTCCAAATTACGGTTATTGGCAATGTCATTAACCGCTTTAATCAATGAAAATTTACTCATTTTTGTTTTATTAGTTTCTTTGTTTAACTTACTGGTTATATCTCTGATTTCTCTATCTGCATCTGCAATCTCCTTACACAAATCATTGTAAGCACTCTCTTCATCTGCTGTCAGCTTTCTTGATTCAGCCTTTCCAGCAGTTAGGATGCTGTTGGCTTTAATTGTAAGCTGCTCCTTTTTATCCAATAACTCCAAACTGGTCATCACTTGATTTTACTTTCCAATTCTTTATAATAGTTATCTATCTCTTTCTTTTCTTGCTCCTTTAAGTTATCTAATCCTCTGGTGTTGACAGAAGTGGCACTGTAGGCCGGAAAATATACCGGAGATACATCGTACAGCTGTTTTATACTGTTGATTGTCCTTAGATAAGTCCCGTCCTATCTCTTCTCCCAACTGTCAGAGCTAACGGTAAAGGCAAAGGATGAAGTGGTAATGTCACCTCTCCTAAGCCCTTCTAAAAGCTCATCACCCAAAGCGGTCTTAGGGCCTTCAAAGGTGTATTTTAACCCTCTCTCATCCACTGTAAGTCTTAGGCTGCCATTGCCTTTATTGCATCTGGCCAACACTCCCTTGTCCTCATTGTGATTGAGCAAGCAAAGCACATCAGAGTTGTCTATAACTCCTTCCAAAGCCCTACTGTCTATAATCTCCTTAAATCCTCCCAAATCATTTGATTCAGAGTTGAACACCAAAGCATACCCTTCCACCTATCGGCTTTCTGGCGTAGTTGCTTTAACTTCTAAATTGTTGTTTCTTATTTCCTTCATTTTATCCACCTATAAATTCTGTGCCGTTAGGACTGGTGTAAAACTTGCTTTCCACTTTCTCAAACAGTCCCACCTTACCGTCTGCCTTGCGTTTTGCCGCTACAAAGTCCCTTACTAATACATCATTCTTATATATCTTGGCAGTCTTCAGTCTGGCCTTGTAATTGGACCGTTCCTAGTCTGTCTTAAACAGCAGTAAGTTGTCAAAGTGAATCTTATCATTATGTGCCGCTTTATCAGTATGATTGCCTATGTTAAATTCACTCTGATATTTGGTTTTCTTCTTGTCCCCACCAACACTGTACTAAAAGGACGCTGCATTAGGGGTAAAGGTAAACTGACTGAACTCATTATATACAACCTTTACAGTTTCCGTTTCGGGTGCAATGAACATACCTTGAATCAACAGACTGTAGGTGTCCCTTCGCTTGCCAATTCCAAAGTAAATGCCATTATAACCATCATATCTGTTTTGTGTATTGTCAAAGTATAAGATTTCCTTTTCTATCTTCACCTTATCATCATCACCGCAACTGAAGTCTGTCTGTATAAAGGCATCTGACTGGTTTTCAATATAACCAATCTTTAAAATGCCATCTACAATCTCAATATCCGGCTGTGGGATGGGTGTTTCCTCAATAGGTGGTGTCACTCTTATTACTGCCATAATTCTTGTTGTTTTCTGTGTTAAATGTTTGTTCTGTTGCTGTTTTTAAAGTCTGTACATTAACCTATACAAACGTATTGTCCCCATTCTCTATAGATGGTAAATCCAATTCCTTCCTTATTTCATTGGGACTGATAACACCTATCTAAAACAAAGTGTTGTAGTAGTTGGCCAATGATTGCTTGTCAGCCCTAAGCAAAGTGGATGTATTGAACCTTACATCTATGGAATCCTTCTCACTGGGTTTGTATAGTTTCCTCTCAAACTCCAATTCTATCTTCTCCAATAACGGAGACAGTGTATCTGTAAGGAATGCCAGCTCCGTTGCTTCAACCGTTGAATAACTGGACTTTGATAGGTCAAAAGCCTTAACGGGAGACACACCGAAGAATCTGCAAATATCCACTACGTTAAACTACCTTGTTTCCAACAGCTGTGCATCTGAAGGATTTACTGTAATGGGTTGGAAATCCATATTTCCCTCCAATACAGCCACTCCATTAGGCGTGCCAGTTACTGGGCTGAAGGCAGTCTGCCAACTGGTCTTTAAATCATTCTTCTGTTTACTTGTCAAGGTGCTTTGCACTTTTAGGATGCCAGCCAGATTAGCCCCACCTTTAAAGAATCCCTAAGCGTGTGCTTCACTGTCGGCAGCCAGTCCCAATGTGCTCTTGGCGTGTGCCAATGTACTGATGCCTACTATACCATTGTAGCTGAAGTTAAGCAAATGTATCATATTGCAAGCCTCTATGGCATTGGCCATACCAGTAACATTATACACTATATTATCACTGATTGTTTGCGGTGATATTACAGTTACCAATTCGGATGGTATATAATGCAAGGCCTTGGCATTCCCTTTATTATCTCTTTCTATATAAGCATAAGCATTGCCCTTTAAAAGCATACTGACAACCATAGTCTTTATAAAGGTGAACCTAGTCATTTTATTGTTAGGCTCTCTATTTAATAAGCTGTAGGTAGGATGCCCGACATACTTAGTCTTATATCCGTTTTCGTCTATCTTATACGGTTCAAGTGGCAGCTGTGCTATACTGTCAGAAATCACTTCTGTACATCTGTAAACCGTACTAAGCAGCAATGCCTTGCTTTCCGTATAACTGCCAGTGCTGTTATACATCAAATAATCAAAAGGATTGCTGCGTTCCTCTACTTTTCTCTTTTTTCTAAACCAACTCATATCGTTATAATTTCATTACTGTAATGTGGGCAAGTAAGCAGCATACCCAAGGCCTATATGATGGCAATTACCCCGTCAATCTTCTTGGCTTTGATGCCTTTGTTGGGTTTGACATTGCCGTTATAGTCAGACTTTAATTCCACGTTTCTAAAGCACCATCTGGTAATCTCATTGTTATCAATTACCGTATTGCCAGACAATATAAGCCTTTCCAACTCCTTGGTAGGACGGTTAAAGTTTCCCATAGTCTGGGGATATTCTTCTAAAGGCAAACCTATCTCTGTAGCGTGTATGGCCCACTAAGTGGCATTCCATTTATCATACCCAATTTTCTGTATGTTTAATAGGTTACTGGCTGCTACAATGTCATTGGTAATATAGTCATAGTCCGTAACATTGCCAGCTGTCACTTTCAACAGTCCCTATTGCTTCCATACCTTGTAAGTCTCCCTATCCGCCTTGTCAGTCAAAGCTGATTCCGGCAGATAGTAGTCTGTCTTGAAATAATAAGTACCGTCCTTCTCTATAAGATAAGATACGGCTGTTAAGTCTGATGTGGCAGACAAGTCCACCCCTATGTAACAGTCACAATCCTTAAAGTCCTCCAGCCGTATATTCTTGCTGGCTCTGATTATATAGCTTTCCGGAAGCCACACATCAGCCACATCACACCAGAGGTTAAGGGTCTTGGTCTTTACCCCCACTTCCTCACTGGGATTATTGATGGCACTCTGTACCTATTCCCTAATATACTTACTGGTAACTGTAACATTTAAGTTTGGAGTACACTTTACCCAATTATCTTTATCCGTCCAATCATCTCCATCATCTAAAGAGTAGATAGCTATAAACATACTGTCATCCGTCTTTAGCTTGTTAAGTATTTCTATAGATGTACTTCTTAGCTTGTAACAAGGTAATGTCTTGTCAAATCCAGCGGTCGTGATAGTGCATAAATGCGGATTGCTGCGCATACCCATTGAGGATTTTATAACATCCCTAACCTTACTATTCTTTGCAGCGTGGTATTCGTCGATAAGTCCAAAGCTGGCATTAAATCCATCCAGTTTAGAATCATCAGCAGCAAATACTTTTAGCTTAGAATTATTTAAAGCAAACTATACATTATCTCTATAAGGCTTTAAATACTTTCCTTTTGGGTCTAACTACTTACTAAAGCTACTGCAAAACTCAAATGCAATCTTGGCCTATTCTTTACTGTTAGCAGCTAAATCTACTTCTGCCCCGTCCTCTCCATCAGCTATTAAATAATAAAGGCATAAAGCAGCAGCTAAGGCTGTTTTACCATTCTTTCTACTCACTTCTATATAAGAGCTGGTAAACCGTCTGGTATGATTTTCCTTCCAGTACCAGCCAACTATATTAGCTACTATAAACTGCTACCAGTTTTCCAGCTTAAAAGGTTTACCACTGGATTTACCCATAAAGTGTTTAAGAGTTCCTATAAAGTTAATAGCTTTATCTACTACAGATTCATTGAAATAAACATCCTCTCTCTATAGGTCGTCCTTGAATCTCTAGCAAGCCAATTTTATAAGCTCCCCAACAACTGTTTTACCATTAAGCACATCATCCACATAACGGTAATATCCTTTCATAACTGACTTTTATGTATAAATAATTTCTCTGTAGCTTTCTTACTAGTTGCACCTAAATTAGAATTTATCTATTTTTCCCAAATACATTTAAAGTCAGCTGGAGCATTATATTCTGAAATATATACTTTATTTCCTTCCGACACCTTTATTCTGCACCAATCCCAGAATTTATCAGAATCAAAGCTATCTTTATATTTTGTAGTGTCCTAATAAGGAGGGTCACAATAAATAACAGAATTATCTGGTATCTCTAACTAATCATAGCTACAGCATTTAAAGGTTATATCTTTTAAATTCTATTTAAGTAGATTATTACTTCTTTCTTGCTAGTAATTTCGTTCTTTGCCAGCATTAGTATAGTATAAACCAGAATAACCACCAAAAAATTTACCTCTGAAACTACATATAAACCCTACATATCCAACTAACCAATTAGGATATTTATCTTTATTAGTCTTTACTTTAGTGTACTCATCCTTGCTAATAAAATCTGGTAGCTAATTACCGTCCTATACATAGTTTAATAAAGCTATCAGATACTTATTACTGTCAGCACCCAGTTTGTAAGGATGCTGTATCTTATCTATCATATTTGCACCACCTACAAAAGGTTCTATATACCACCAAGTAGGCTGTAGCTAATCGGTTATGATAGGTATGAGTTCTTTAGCTATCCTATTCTTACTGCCCATATACACCATTATCTAATCTCCTTGCTATTATTCTTCACAAACTGCTCCAGTGGTGAAAGCTCATCATCCGTATTGTCCATTTGTGGCAATTTTGCTCTGGATTTGGCTGTCAGTCCAAATTCCGTCATAATCTTAATAGATTGTGTAATAGCATCCTTTCTAACCTTTACCAACGGATGCTCCGATATGTTGCCCCTATCACTTCTAACAGTTAAGCCATCAGTTTCTAGCTATTTACTAGCTAATATAAAGGTATCATAACATCTGGCCAGCATATTTAAGGCAGCAATATCTACACTTTCAATCACTCCGGCTTCTGTAAGGTGCTCTACCACATCCTTCATATAGTCCCTAGATTCTTTACATAAGCCAGTGGGCATTACAAACTTGCTCATAGCTTTTTCCTTTCCACCGACAGCCGATTCAATTTGTCCTAGTAATCTAAATATATCTATGTATCTTCCAAATCCCAGAGATAGGCCAGATTGGCTATCCCTTCTGCATTTACCAAGGTTTCAGCCATCAGTTTGGTAAGCTGCTCCGCCTTGGTCTCGTCTATAAAATTGTCTATTTCCATAATCTAATCCATTTAATAAGTTAGTCAGCGCACACCGATTCGAACGGTGATTTTTCGGGTTAGAGCCGAAAGTAATTGCCATTATACGATACGCCAGTTTCATTTGGACAGTTCTTTAACCACCTAGCCCAAATCTAAGCCATAAGTAGTCCCCCTTCTGTGTAAATAAGAATGGTGCTCTTTACATAAGGCTATTAAGTTGCTCCAGTCATAAGCCTTTGCATACTTCATATTGCCAGAATAATTAGTGAAGCTGTCCTTATGGTGTACATCCTCCGCTGGCTTGGTTATGCCCAGCTTTAGGCAAATCTCACATAAAGGATGCTGCATTATATAGGCCAGCCGAAGCTCCCTCCATCTTTTACTGCGGTAAATGTCCGTCCTCTATTCTCTGTTTATCTGTCTGCTTTTCTATGTATTAGTATTCTTCTTTAATGTAGGCATAAAGTCTGTTTGTAAATGAATGTTCTTTATGTTTCTCAATAAAGCAAATATAACAAAAATATAGGACATATCCAAATAAAATTAACGGAAATTATAAACTTTATTAACAAATCAATCTCACTGCTGAATTTTGCCCCACAAGCTATTTGAAAGGCATAAATTCGGAGCTGACATAACTCCCAACACAAAGTTTTAAAATAATTTCACATTTCCTTGCAATCGTCAAAAACTTTTAGTATATTTGCAATATAAGTAAAGGGATAATCGCGAGTGGTGTTTGCTACTACAGACATACTTTAAGTTAATTTTTTCATAGGTTGGATAAGAAAATGGAGTAGAGATACTCCTTTTCTTTGAAAACCGCCTAGACAAAAGTTGACAAATTATACATATAAAGGTACTTGAAAAACAGTGATTTTCCGCTTTATCATTAGATTAACTCATTTTTAGATGGTGACAAAATTTTACTTTTTATTTTTCTAATACTATGAAACAATTAGCTATCAAATCCAATGACGGTTTTTTGCATTTAACCGATTTACCGCAAAATTGCATCTTTAACAAGAAGATTACTGGTTGTGGCGGTACAACCATTGCATTGAAGAATAATATAGATTATGTTATTGCAGTCCCAACTGTAGAACTGATAATCAACAAGATTAAAAGGGTGGACAGTGGAATTGGCACTGTCCGGTTTAAGGATGGCAGTATGATGGAAGTGTTTGGCATATTTGGCACTTTTGACTATCAGACCAAGAAGGGTGTAAAGGAATATGTAAGGAAAGAGGGTGTAAAGAAGATTATTTGCACTTATGACAAGCTGCCCAAACTGAAAGAGTTTATAGACACCAAGGACTATCAGTTATTGGTCGATGAGTACCACTCACTGCTAAAGGCTTACAGCTATAGACATACTGCCATCAACGGCATATTTGAAAGCTACAAAGACTATAAGTCTGTCTGCTTTATGAGTGCCACCCCCATCAATTCGGATTTTAGGCCGGATGCTCTAAACGGTTTGGAGGAAGTGGAAGCTGTCTGGGACAATGCGGACCGTTTAATGGTAAAGTTGGAATACACTAACAAACCTTATATGAAGGCTGCCAACATAATCAAAAATTACAAGACAGAAGGCTGTCTGGAATTAAACGGCATTAAAAGCTATGAGGCCTTTTTCTTTATTAACAGCGTAACGGATATAGTAAGGCTGATAGAGTGTACAGACTTGCAGCCGGAGGATGTTAGGATTATATGTGCCAATACGGAGGAAAACCAAAAGAAACTGGGCAGATTCAAGATAGAGAACAGCAACTGCCCGAACAAGAAGTTCACCTTCCTTACTTGCAAGTCCTTTGAAGGGGTTGATTATGAATCAGACACGGCCTTGTGCTTTGTCGTCTCCACTGCTTCCAATCCCCATACACAAGCCAGCATAGATACGGACATACCACAGATAGCTGGCAGAATAAGAACGGCCACAAATCCTTTCAGAAATGTTATAATACACATCTTTAACAAGACTTACAAGGACTTGCAGTTAGATGTTACCTACAATGATATGAAAGAGACGGTGGACAGAGAATTGGAAGCCGCCAAAGGGCTGGTTAAGCTGTTCAACTCCTTGGAGGATGAGACACAAAGGGATATTCTTATGAAGAGCTTCAACAACAAGTATATAGCTGCAAAGAACGGCAAATTTGTCTTTTATGACACTCTGCCCAAGCTGGAGCTGTACAATTATATGGTCAATCAAGTTGTCTATAAAAACGGACTGTCAGTCAAGATGGCCTATGACGGAATTGGGGCACTAAGCAGCAGTGCTGAATTTAGTAGGGAGACTGGCAATTTGGAAAGTATAGCAAAGGCAACCAAGAAACTGTCCTTCAAGGATGCCTATTTGAAGGCTCTGGATGCCAAGAGGAAATTAGACCCTTTTACACTGGACAGATATTGCAGTGAGGAATTGGTTAGGGATGCTGTATATAAGCTGACACCAGAGGAAGTTAGAGCTGTAAGATACACCAAAAAGGGAGTTAGGGAGCTGCTGTTGGGCAAGAATGGCAGACTGAATGACAGCACCAAGATTATTAAGATTGTCAGAGAGAGCATTAACTACAATGAGTTTATAAAGAATGAAAGGATGAAAGCCGTTATAGGCAATGCCTACAGACTACTGGGGTTTGCCAAGGAAGCCAAGGCTTCAGACATTAAACAGTGGTTTGAGGTTAAAGATGCTAGAAAGAGCATAGATGGGGTACAATACAGAGGATATTATATATTGAAAGAGAAACTAACCTTTAAAAATTAATTTAAGTATGAATGATTTTCAAAAATCAGAGTTAGTTGGCAGAAAGAAACTAAAGAAGTTTCTAGTCAGCTTTGGAGCTACAGATATACAGTTTACAGAGGGAGATTATGACAGAATAGACTGCTTTTTTACCAAAGAAGGTAAAAGGGTGGGAGTAGAGATAAAGGACAGAAGCCCCAGATATGAAGGCTACGATACCTATATAATGGAAAAGCAGAAGCTGGATTATATGGATGAGCTGTAGGGCAAGGGGGAAACCTACAGCTGCTGGATGGTATATTTTTTCAGCAACAATATGTATTTATTCAGATACAGAGACATCAAGCGGCTAATTGAAGAAGGCAAAGTCAAGGTGGAAGGAAAATGGCTACCCAACTCTACAGTACATAAGACAAAAGAAGTTTGTAAAGATACTTATTTATTACCTAAAAAACACGCACTAACGTTTAAATTATGAAAAAGATACTATTTATTATCGCAACATTGATAATATTATTACTAACTGGCTGCAACAAGGAGTATAAGCCTTTATATGAATATGCCGACAAAATGGGAGTTGAATTGGATGCTTTCAGCATAGTAAAGAAAAGAGATTATTGTGATATAGATTCCATTAGATACTATGACAATCTACTGCTTAAAAAGAGCAACGAACTGGCCAGTAAAGTAAAGGCCAATCCATATATAAGCAATGACAGTATATCTAAGTACAGAAAGTATGGTCTTATCAATTTCCAAGAGGGCAAGCCTAACTGTACTGCCTATTACGGGGTGGTAAAGGGCACTAATAAACTTGTCGGTGTCTATGTAATGGATGATGGCCGGACAGTCAGCTTTGACACTGAAAAGGCCGAATATATAAGTATGAAATACAGTCAGTGGAATTATCTGGAGTTTGTAGACGGATTGATATATTAAATTTAATGTAAAGCCAGTTTCTTATTTGGAGCTGGCTTTTTTTTGTTATAGTTTATTTAATATTACTATATATTCGTGGCTCATAGTGCTTACCTTTGCCCCAGCTTTGTTAGTAGGGCTTGTAAGTGCTGGCATCCTCTTATTAGGAATCTCCCTAACTATGGTTATTTTATGCTTAAATCCAAACTTTTCAAACATTTCAGCTGTAAAATAATCTAAAGGAATTTGTACTCCCTTAACTCGTCTATCTCCAACTACATAGCATACAGTACCACCACTTCTAACCGACTTAGCAACGTTTTCTATAGATTGGTAGTAGTCATTTAAGAAAGATACTACTTCTAGGTATCTTTTATGTTCTAAGCTATCTATTTCATCCAGAACATCACGAATACTAGCAGTTTTAAATATTTCTTCAGTGGCTTTCTTACCACCCATAAGTAGCTTATCTAGATTCTTAGCATTATCAAAATTAAACCATTCATTAGCCCATCTAGAAAATTGCCCATAAGCTACTGTAGTACGGCTATCTCCGTATGGGGGTGACGTTACAACCATATCTACATCCCCATCTTTAATAATATCTGTAGGGATTCCATACATAGTATTAAAGTCATATATACTAGCATTAACATTATGTTTAGCTTCACTAGTATAAGCTTTCAAGCCTTCAATGTTTCTAAGTGCCTTTTTTTCAAAGAGTGTAAATGTATCTGGATTAAACTTAGCTATACTGGCTTCATTCATTCTATAGCGTTTAAATTCTCCATTTCTAGTAAAAGAAACCTCTCTAACTACTTCTGATAATACGACATTAAAGAAATCCTTATCTTTTACATTCTTAATAAGCTGGGAAAGATAGGACAACTTTAATAATGTATCTTCATTGTACCAAAAAGAGTAGTTAGATATTCTATCAAAATTGCGCTCTTTAACTTTGTCCTTTGTATAAAATATTAGTTCAGTTTGAATTTCTCTAAACTGTTTGAGTATGGATTCATTATTATAAAGGGTCGTTTTTACTTTACCCATTAGTCTAGCTAATGGATTTAAGTCTGTACCAATAGAATTAATACCAGCTAATGATGCTTCTACTAGAGTTGTTCCACTTCCCATATATGGGTCTAGAATTAAATCTAATCTCCCTTTAGGCTTATATTTTTCTATGAGAGTTCTAGCTATCTGGGGTATCATCATTGCGGGGTATGTATGATAACAGTGGGTAAACTCTTTAGTGTTTGCTTCTTTGAAGCTCCATCTATCATCAACTTTGCGCTTATACATATAATGTTGATTAAATTACTTTTATAATGAGAGTACAAAGATACTAAATACTTTCAAAATGAGAGTAAAAAAGTTTCCTAAAATCTATATTTTTGCAGCAAAATTAATAAAAATATGGGAAAAACAGAGTACCAACAAATTATAATTACCAGATTAAAAAAATTAAGAGAGGAAAAAGGATATAGCCAACAAAGTATAGCTACTATTCTTGGACTTAGTAATGGGCAAATTGGTAATATAGAAAGTTGTAAACAAACTCATAAATATACTTTAAGCCAGATTAGAATTTTGTGCAAGGAGTTTAATATACGTATTGAACAAATATTTTTGGATGATAAAGATTATAGAACTAAAAACATAATTGATTTACTAATTGATAAAATAATAGCTTATGGAGAGTGACAAAGAAAAAATTATTAAAGAGTTTAATAAAGTAAAAGCCTTAGGATTTGTTCCTAGTCATAGGAAAAATAATACTGGTATAGGTAAAACTTTTGAGGATTATATAGGTGTTGTAGAAAATAACTTAGCAGAGCCAGATTTATATGGCTTTGAGATTAAGGCACATAGAGAAGAAACAAACTCTTATGTAACTTTATTTACTAAAGCTCCTTCGTTTCCAAAGAAAGCTAATACTTATCTTAATAATAAGTATGGAGAACCTTATACAGAGCCAGAGGAAAAAATAGGATTAAACAAGTTACATACTTCTATATTTGCAAATAGCTATAATACCTTTGCTAATAAGTTGTCTTTTAAGTTGATTAATGATAGAGTACAAAAGACTGTAAGAATTGGAGTATATGATAAAGATACTCATACTCTGATAGATGATACAGTAGGGTATGACTATGATGTACTTGAAAAGATACTAAAGACTAAACTACATAATTTGTTTTATGTAGGAGCTGAAAGAAGATATAACTGCAAAGGAGAAGAAGAGTTTAACTTTAATACAGCAGAGATATATACAGAACCATCTTTTGAAAAGTTTTTAGATTTAATAGATGATGGTACTATAATGTTTGATATTCGTATTGGTAGTTATGCTAATGGTAAAACGCACGACCACGGCAGTGGATTTAGAATTTTACAGCCAAATATTAAACTATTGTATGGTAAATGTGAGAAGGTATAACTTATAGAAATCAATAAATCCAGCCTAATAAGCTGGATTTATTTAATAATCTACTTGTTAATTAGTCCCATCCTTTTCATAAGGTCTAGGATTCTCTCTTTTCTACCACCTTCTTCTATATAACTGGTGATAGCTTTTTCTACTTTTTGTTCTAATTCTTCT